TTAACATAACGCACATAATGCGAAGTAAGAAACAGCCTCGTTAAACTGGCTGATTGACACCGCTAGACCACCGCAAAGCATTGATATTGTTCTTAATCCTAGCCCGTTTTGCTTTTTTGCTATGCTTTCCCAAATCGCTTTGATGCGTGGGTTTTCGTTGCGGTCTGCGTGACATCCTAACAGTGCGATTTCAGGGTCAATTCCTGCTGATTCAGCTAAAAAAATTGCTTCTTCATCAGATATATACCTAACTCCAGTTCTCATTTTGCTTATTTTCTGTGGCGACAAGTTCAAGTCGTGTGCAATTTGCTTGTCTTGTACGTAGTTTTTTGCCTTTTTGTAGGCGTCTAACAGTTCATTTGCATACATATTTATCCCTCCTTTTCTTTTCTATCATAGCTTGCCAATCCCCAATTTGCGCTATTTACAATCCCCAAAAATGGGGACTAGAATCCCCATAAATCGGAATTTGACCACCTTGGGCGCTAGACCTTAACTCTTCCCCTTGGTGGTCTCCCCAACCAGTTAAGGCGGTTATCATGGCAAATTCAGCAAAGAAACAAACCCTATCACAATCTGTTAACCCATTTGTGACCATTCAGTTAACTTCTGGCGCTCTTCCTCGCTTCCTTGCTCACAGCGGCTTTGATTCGGATGGTTCTCAGCGCTTCTCAGTGACTTCTGTTTCTACTGATGCCCACAAAATGCCGCTTCCTACTGCAAACGCCATCTTACCCAAGATTAAGCGTAATTGGCCTCTAGCTCAGATTTCCTATCAGGTTAAGTAAGGTCGCTATCATGGGTGATTTCATCTACTACGACAACGAACCCAACATCGGAATCAACGTGTATTTCGTTTGGGGGCATCGTTTCTTTAAAAACTGGCCTGAGTTTGAGCAATACCTTGCCGTTCATTATGGCTCTGACCCATATCAACTGGTTGAAATCACTAACGAAAACTACAACGAATTGCTTTTAAAGGGGGTCTTTCATGCCATGTAAGCACCCTCACCATGACACGGTTCGTCCTGTCAAAGTTGACCACTTGGCTTTTACTTTCGCCTATGCGGACTTGCGCCACTTGGACAAAAGCAACGACCAAGACTTTATCAATTTACAAATGCCCGTGTACCACGAGCCAAAAACCAAAACCAAGGAACAAGGCGCGGTGTGCTCTACCTTGGAACAAATCGAGCATCATATGGAAGCGCACAAAAACAAAGTGTCAAAGATGCTCTTTCATCGCTTCGATTTGTTCATGTCCAAAATCATGGGCTTTCGTTTATCGCCTATGCGTGGTCGTGGCCTTCATGGTTACAACGATTCTATGGTCATTCTCGATATGACCGGACAAGTTGAGTGCGGCCTTGTCGGAATTGGCGGAAACAACGATACCGTTTTTGTCCAAATCAACGGCACGGGGTGCACCAAACTTTTCGACCGTATCGACTCTAAGAAGCTTCATTGGTGGCTTGCTCAGGTTCTTGGCATTACTCGCTTAGTTCGTCTCGACTTGGCCGTGGACGATTACACCGGAAACTTCGACGCCAAGTATGCAGAGAAATGTTTTTATGAGGGAGCATTTCGCACTGCTCCAAGGGGTCAAGGTCCCTCAATGGTTCCTCATAAACGCATTACAGAAAACGGCGCTTTGATGGAAGAAGCTACGATTATCGGCTCTCGTTCCTCGGCGATTTACTGGCGTATCTACAACAAAAAGCTTGAGCAAAAAATTACTGACCCTGACCTGATTTGGTATCGCAACGAGGTTGAGCTGAAAAAGTGCGACATCGAGCTTTTAGCCGACCCTGCCGCCTCTTTTGCGGGTATCTGCCCTTTCGCGGCCTCTATCGAGTGTACTCCTCCGGTTAAGTTCTCTCGCAACAAAAAGGCTCAAGGTCTTGAATTTATGGCTCGCATCGCATGGGTTCGCCGTCAATGTGGCGTGGCGTTAGCGGAAGTTATCGCCATGACGCAAGGCGATTTAGGCGAAGCATTCGGGATGCTTATCCCTCACAAACATAGACGCCCTGACTTTGAATTGCTCGGCGTTCCTGATTCATACACACAACTGAAAAACACACTATGGAGTTAAGGTAATGGCTAACATCACTGGCATCGTCATCAAAACATTTCCTAAATCGGGTACCACGATTGCAGAGCTAAACGTTCTGCGCCCTGTTGAAACCGTCAATGTTGAGAAGTTTGCTCAATACGGCTTAGGGCTAAACACGGATATTCCTTTCAACAAGCAGCCGCTGCGTATTGAACCTACTTACGCTAAGCGTTTGATTGAAACACGCGCTTTTGTTCCTAACCGTGAATATGACATTCGCTTTGGTAGCAACCCTGACGACCCATTGGAAGTCGTTGCGGTTGAACTCATCCCCAAGGATGACGACCTGAAAAAATACTTTACTGAAACACTGAAAAAGTAAGGAAGTTTTATGCCTGTGTGCGCTCTCCCAAATAGTCAGGGATTCCTAGCGGTTACTGACAAGCCACTGAATGAATGTGACGGCGGTTATGTTGCTGTCACTATTCAGGATTACGACTACTTGATGAGCTACACACGCATAACCCCAACCGATGCCGGAACGGCCTTTAGCTTCGGTTTTATGGCTGTATTCGCTCTCGGTTATTTATATACCTATGCCGTTTATATCGGCAAAAAACTCATCAACCTCTTATAAGGAGATACATCATGGCTGATATCTTTGGCGCAATTGATTTTGCAGGTGTCGCTGCTCTTGTTACTGCTGCTGGTGTTGCCATCATTGGCATTACTATGGCTTTCAAAGGCATTTCACTTGGCAAACGCGCTGTTAACAAAGCCTAATCGGTAACTGAACTATGCTTATTGCCCTGCATGATATTCAGTTAATTATTTTCGCGTTGCTGGGTGGCATGTCGGGTTTTATAGCTGCTCTCAACTTCCGATAACAAAGGGGCTAACGCCCCTTTTTTTATGGTTATGTTTATGCGCAAATTATTTATTATCTCTCTGGTCATTAGCTTATATTTTACCGCTCTCCCTGCTTTCTCCGGCATTATATTTGAAGGTAAAAATTATGCTTCTCCATCTGCTCTTATTTCTTCTATATCCAACAAATGCGCCCCATCATGGATTCCAAGAAATGGCCCTTACTCAAAATATAATAATCTCTCTTACAATTCGGCTTACATATATCAACAAGGGCCAACATACAGTGATTCAGAATGCACGAAAGTTTATAATTCTAATGCCTTTATGCAAGTTCATTATACTCTTGATGGTTGTCCAAGCGGTCAAATTAAAGACCCTGCCACTGGCCAATGTAAGGCTCCCAATCGTTGTGAAGGCGTAAAAGGTCAGTCAGGAAAAATTGGATGGAATTCTTACTACTGGGGTAAGGCTACGCCTTCCCAGTACGTTTGTGCTTCAATTGGTGGAGGCTGTGTTGCTCTCACTGGCGAATCACTTTGTATTAATATCGACCCTGAAGCATTGAAAAATGACCCTTCTCTCTACGATTGTGATTCCCTTTATCTAGTCGAATCTACTGAGTGCACACAATCGGGTGAATATCCTTTCTGTACTGATGATACTTGTACTGACTTTCTCCCTGAGCCAACGCCTAACCCTGACCCAGAACCTGAGCCAGAGCCACAACCAGATCCAGAACACAACCCCTCTGACCCTACAACGCCACTTCCTGATTCTGGCGGCGAGGTCATTAACCCGTCTGTGCCACCTAAACCACCGACTGAAGAAAAACCCAAGCCGGATGTTGAAACACCAGACCCTACGCCTGACTCAAATTCGGACGTTGTTCAATCTGTTACCGGAATGAATGAGGACATGAACGAGTTATTAACTCGACTCAATTCTGACAACAACAAACAACTTGATGATGTTAACAATCAGCTCTTGCAGCTCAATACACAATCACAGCGTATTGTTGCTCAGATTGCCAAACAGGAAAAACAAGATGCGGCCATCTACGAAAATACAAAGGCACTCATTCAGAACCTGAACAAAGACGTGACCACTGCCGTTAACAAAACCACTAATGCCGTTAATGCTTTGGGCTCTAAAGTCGATGGCCTATCCGATGCTGTTGACGGCCTTGGTGAAGATGTATCAGCAATAAAAGATGCAATTACCAATGTTGATACTTCTGGTGCTGGTATTTCTGGCACTTGTATAGAGTCTGGTACTTGTACGGGGTTTTATGAATCTGGTTATCCTGATGGTATTTCAGGCATATTTACAGAGCATTTTGAAACCGTCTCTGAAAGTGTTACTGATACGGTCAAAGACTTTATGAAAATTGATTTATCTCACGCTCAACGGCCATCATTTTCTATTCCCGTTCTCCACTTCGGGAATTTCAGCTTTGACGATTATATAAACCTTGATTGGATATTTGGCTTTGTTCGTGTTTGTATGATGGTTTCAACTGCTTTTCTATGTCGCAAAATAATATTTGGGGGCTAATATGGATTGGGTAATTGATTTATTTAATAAGCTTGTCGAGTTTCTTTACCGCTTATTAATTACGCTTATTGATATGCTAAAAGATGTTTTCTTGTGGCTTATTGATGGCGTTCTTTCTGCTGTAAACCTTTTATTAGAGAAAGCATTATCACTCATAGAACCAATGGATGTTTCCTCTTACTTGACTGGAATCCCTTCCGGTGCTGCTTGGGTTATTAGCGCCATTGGTATCCCTCAGTGCCTTGGTATGATTATGTCAGCAATCATTGTTCGTATCTTATTGCAACTCGTTCCATTCACTCGTTTAGGTTCTTAATTATGATTTATGCAATTGTTGGCCGTCCTCGCTCTGGTAAGTCATACGAGTCTGTTGTTTATCATATTATTCCCGCCGTTAAATCTGGCCGTAAAGTCATTACAAATATTCCTTTAAATATGGATATGTTTGTAAAGGTTTTCGGTGATTCGGTTAGAGACTTAATCCGCATCGTCGATGCTAAATTTAATGAATACGGTTCAATGAATAGACCATTTTCAAAGGTTGATGATTATCTTGATGACTGGCGAGATGATAAAAACCGCGCTCCTCTTTATGTTATTGATGAGGCTCATATGGTTATTCCAACTCGCCTCGGTGATTCAAAGATACTTGAGTTCTATTCAATGCACGGTCATTACGGCATCGATATTATTATTCTCACTCAAAATTTAAGAAAGATTCATGCTGATATTAGAGCAATGATTGAGATGACTTATTACTGCGCTAAAAATACCGCATTCGGCAGTAAAAAGACTTATACAAAAAAGGTTCGCATTGGTGATACCAGAGAAGACATAAACATAGAGCAACGCACTTACAAAGAACACTATTTCGGCTTTTATCAATCTCATACTCAAAGCGCAGGCTCAGTAGTCGAAGCTCAGGCATTCGACATTACTCCCATTTGGAAGCGCTGGCCTTTCTGGGGCTCTCTTGTCTGCTTCATTATCGTTATTCTTATACTTGCTTATTATTTTCAGTCACGTAAGTCAAAACACGCTGAAGATGTTCCCCCAGTTCCTGAGCACAGCCAACAGACTCCTTCTTCTGACTCATCCACTTCTCACCCTCCTAAACCTCTTCAAACCATAAAGGCCGCTCCTCTCTCTGAGCCGCTAAGGGATTTTCAGCTTTACGTATCTGGCCATGCTAAGCAGATAGCCTATAAAAAGATGTCATTTTCTCGAGAGATTGATACCAGGCTAACCTTCTATCACGTTTACATTAGCGCTTATCAGGATGACAAATTCTCTTTCTCTCTCAATAACATAGACTTAGAAAAGATGGGTTATCAATTTGAGGCTTTAACGGAGTGCGTTTATCGTATTACTTGGGGCTCTAATTCTCGTGTCATTACCTGTATTGATGAAAGCCGTTTCAATCAGCAAAAGGCCGAAACGGTATTTGACCACGTTCCTAAACTTGATATTTGAAAAGCGTTTCAGATTTCAAATATCTTGATTATTGAAACACTTTTCAAGAAATTTGATTTGTGTAACAGATTTCATGGCCTTGATTGCTGTAACATATATCAAGTTACTTGAAATCTGTTGCAGGAATCAATTATGTCTTATTGTAAATCTTCTTTCCCAGAGGCTGATTTTGCTGTTTATCAGGAGTTCCAAAGCAAGCTTGGCCCTAAATATACATCTAGACCGGAGGCCTCCATTAGCCTTGCTCGCGAATATATGGAGAAATACCCTGAATTTCAGCACATTGGCGGTATCGGCACGCCCTTGGATGTTATTGACGAATGCTTAGAGCAGATTGCTGCCCTTCAAAAGCCCAAACACGGAGGAAAGCGCAAGGGCGCTGGCCGTAAGCCTGCACCAAGTCAACTTAAGCGCGTTCCCGTTCCTCTCATCCCAATCATTGACCGTATTATCTCCCAATATAAATCTTGTGACTTAACATCTTTTTCGCTTCTTGCTTTATATGATTATCTAGTTACTCAAGGCTTTCAGCCTGTCGATGGTTCTGTCTTTAAAGGTCTTGTTCTTGATGATGTTACTTTTGAACCGTTAGATGACCCTGAACACAATCCTCTTCGATACAAAATGGTTTCTGATTACTTTCTTAAAGCTGGCCTGCTTGATGACTTTTACAATTGGGCTATCTCCAATGGCCGCCTTGCTCTTTAGCTTCTTAATTTTCTTTATGACTATCTCGCGCCTCAGTGCGCGACTTTCGAGCTTTGCTCGATGCCCCGCAGGGACTAGGCCATAATGGTAGAATCAACAAACGCAAAACGTATGCTACTGCATAGCCGAAACACTCTAAGCGTTCGCGGCGGTTCGCTTGATTGCTAAAGCGCGCCAGTCAGTCAAGTGATCATCAATACTCTTGCACCAGAAAAAACACCCTTCGCCCTGCCAAGCCATAAAAGAAGTTTCAGCAAACGCAGTGGGTAGCAGCATTTTCTCGCGGAACAGGCCACAACTAGGCGCGGCGATTGTCGAGCAAGCCATATTTCATTCGTTAGGCGCTTGCGCTCTGGAGGGGCCCACTGGGAGGACACGGAGCGCAAGCGCCAACCCCCGAGCTGTATCACGGGGGTAGATTCCACCATACTCCAAGGCTTCAGCGTATAAATCCCTAAAAAAATAGGGAGGCTACTGCCTCCCTGCTTTTACTTAATCCCTTTGATTCTAGCCATAGCTCTAGCGTACTTGAGAAGTTTAGAACGTGTCATTGCATCGTCTGGTGCTTGGATTTGCAAGATAGCGATAGCGGCTAATAACTGCTGTGGTGCTACCCTGTCACCTGTTGGTAATATCAGTCTCCCCCCTTCCATCCTAAATCCCCACCACTCATCACCGTAATACAGCTCTTTTCTGCTGTGCCATCTCATCAGCCTCTTGCAAATCGGTGGTATCTTCTCCCCTGCGTCCCATTGCTTGACCTCGCTCACAGTTTTAAAACAAAGTTTCGCCGCTTCTTCAACGCTTAAACCGCATTCAAATTCACGAAAAACAAAATTCTTTGTCATTTCGCTTCGATTCAT